CAATTTATAACTAAAAAAGGTTTTAAATTAAAGAAAGGTTCGCTTGAAGTATATGACTTTTTCTTAAATTTATTTAAATCTGCTTTTAATAAAGAATTTGTACCTTTCAAACATCGTATTAATCGAATAAGGTCTTATTGGCTACCTACGTTTCATACTCAAGGGCACGAATTCTTTTGTGGTACTAAAAGAGTTATATATAAAGAATCAGGTGGACCTTTACCTATAACTGAAAATTGCAAGTTAGTAGGCTATTCACCAATCTATGAAGGTATTATACCTTTTAAGAAAATTCAGCCTAACTACCGTTTTCAAGAGTTTCTTAAAGACTTTTCTTATTTTAAGGAGGTTAGAAAGATTATCTCTAAACCAAGATGTGTCTTTACAGGCACGTATTCTACATTTCTTGAAGTGCTCAAAAGTTTTTGTGTTTATGAGAAGCCTAAATATACTTCTGCTGACTATATTAAATTATTAGAAGATGAAAAATTTCCGTGGTTAAAATTACCAAACTTACCCTTTCCAGATATAAATACGTTTAAGACAATTTACATCAATAAAGATGCTCATCCTGGTTATTTTACGAAAAAATTTTTTGGTGACACTCGTAAGGAAACCATCGATACGTCTTTAAAAGTTGCGGAAATGATTTATGATTGTCTTAAGACCACACGTTTTAAATGGCAAGGACTTTGGTGCTTAGGTGGTAGGGCAAAAGATATAAAAAGTTCATATGAATTTGATGATAAGATTACAACACGTGCTATTTGGATTCCAGAAGAACCATTAGTGCTTTTGTCATTAATTATAGTACAACCATTTACGGCTGCACTTAAATATGTGACACGAAACTGTTTATTTATAGGAAAAAATTTTACTGCTATAGAAAATGATTGGATACGTCGATTAGAAGAAGTCTACGATTTCTCTTTTCGATGCGATTGGAAACTTTTCGATTCACATGTAGATAAAGAAGTAATAGCTGCTGCATGTGATGTGATTAGGAGAGCATATCCAAAAGGACGTAATATTGATAGATATTTCTCATTCTTATATGATACTATAGTAAATAAAAACCTTGTAGTACCACCAGGTTTTATTTACAAAATTTCTAATGGTATGCCATCTGGTCACCCGATGGTTACTTTAGTTAATACGGTTTCTAATTATATTTTATGGGTTTTAATTTTACAAAAGGTCTATGGCAAAGGTAAAGTTGCTGCAAATGCTTATGGCCTTTTTTTCTGGAGATGATTCTAAAATTTATTGTAATTTTCATACTAATCTATTTAAAATAGATAGTATTATAAAAGATCACACTATTATGAAAAGTGATTCTGTGGTTGAATCATTAAGTCCACATAGACCTAATTTTAATAAAGATGATTTTTCGGTTGTGTTTCTTAAAAGGTATGTAACACAACAAGGAATTTCAGGTTGGGATATGGAGAGTGTGATCAAAAAGTTATTATATAATTCTGAAGGTGTCTTGTCACCGTATCAAACTCTTAACTGGGTGGAATCTAATTTTTATTCTGCACCAGGTAATAGTAAACTTTGTTATATTCTTTATAAATATTGTATTTGGTTAGCTAAAAATTGTGGTAATTATTTTAAAAAAGATAAACAATCATTTAAAACATATCTTAGATCAGTCAATTCTCGTTTAAAGACTGCATATAATAAAGGTGTTTTACACCAGCATTATAATGAAAAACTAAATTTTATGGATTCTGATGAAAAAACTTCAATTTTAAATTTCTTCGAAATAAATAAACGAACACACATTCTCAAACTAATTAAGACAGATCTAGCCACGGTCAATAGAGATTTTAAAGCATTAGCTTTAGCTCAATTACTGTCGCCAGATAAGTTTTCTAGAGTGGCGTTTAAAGGACTCTACACTTCAATCCATGAATATCTTAAAGACATGAAATATATACATATATCTAAATTCATTAATAAATTTTACCTCAACAAATATAAGCTAGATCAGGTCTTAGCGTCGATATGTTTGTTTTCAAAAGATAGATTTGTTGATGATAAGCTAAAGGATATGTGGTATGGAGTAATAGATGAAGAGGTATTGAATTTTTTTAAAGATGTGTACCGCCAGGATGCACGTCTTAAGAAGATTTTCCCAAATTATAAAAGGGTTGGATTGTTGAATAAGGTTTTTGAAGATACCATAAAATTACTTGACCCAGCCGAAGTCAATTAATTTTGATAAATATCGTAGTGCTATTTTTCGAAACTACGTATTTATGTATTCTAGTTCTTTTATTCAAATTTAAAAAGATTTAAGAGTGCTTAACTTAAATCGTTACGATTCATGTTAGATTATAAAAATATGATAAGCAAAAGCCATCATGCTCTGTTTTATAGTGGTATTATTCATTTATAATATCATTAGGATAACTAAAGTCGAACTTGGGGCGTGG